TTATGTCCTTGTTGCAGTTCTTGGGAATCCTTCGTGGAGTAAGTCAACCGTTTCGTATTCCCGCTTCGTCAAGAATCTTGCGGGTGCGAACAATTCGTACAAGGTCATGACCAAGGACGAACTCGTTGACCTTGCGAAGAAAGTGGTCGAGCATAACGACAATTTCATGGGAGTGGCTGACTAAAAACACTAAATAATAGTGTAGGGACAAGGTTCGCAACCCTTTTGAAAAGCCACGCCTTTTCAAATTACCTACACTAAAATTTGACTTGCGTGGGGGTTAAAATGTCAAAGAAAAAGTATTTTACGGAAGAAGAAAAAAAGAAAGCCAAACAAGAATATGATAAAATATATTGTAAAAAATATAAAGAAATAAGAAACAAAAAAGCAAAAGAATATTATCAAAAACATAGAGAAAGATATTTAGAAGAAAAAAGAAAGTATCGTAAAACACATTCAAAAGAAATAAAAGATTATCGTAATAAAAGAATGAAAACTGATATTAAATTCAAACTTATTTGTTATTTACGAAGCAGATTAAGTGTTGCTGTTAGAAATAATCAAAAATCAGGTTCCGCAGTCAAAGATTTAGGTTGTTCTATCCCTGAACTTAAAATTTACTTAGAATCTAAATTCCAAGTAGGAATGACTTGGGAAAATTGGGGAATCAATGGCTGGCATATAGACCATATTATTCCTTTGGATTCCTTCAATCTACAAAACAAGGACGAATTTCTAAAAGCCTCTCATTATACCAATCTCCAACCAATGTGGGCTGAAGAGAATTGGGAAAAAGGTAATAAAATAATACTTGACAAATGAAAATAAAAGGAGTATAATATAAATATGGTTAAATTAATCAAGTCCCTAGAGAACGAGCCTAGCACCAACAAGAAAATTGAACTGCTGAAAAACTTCAAGGATAAAAAACTCTTGAAGGAAGTCCTGTTCTATACTCTCAACCCCGAATTCAACTACTACATCAAGAAACTGCCGAAAATGGTAACGGGTGTTGGAGCGTTCGATGCGGGTTGGAATTTATTTAAGGCGCATCTTAATAAACTGAACGCTAGAAAAGTTACAGGCAATGAAGCAATTGAGCAGACGGTGAAATGGTTTGAAGCGTTTAATCCCGAAGCCCAAGACCTCTGCAAGCGCATCCTGTTTCGTGACTTGCGTTGCAATGTCTCCGACAAGATTGCGAACAAGGTTTTTCCGAAACTGATTCCTGAGTTCAAGGTGCAGTTGGCGAACAAGTACGACCCCAATAAAAAGTACAAGAACGAAAAGTGGGCGGCGAATAGAAAACTTGATGGATTAAGGGCCGTCTTCAAAAATGAAAAACTATGGACAAGAAACGGCAAAGAAATTTTTGGGTTTAACCACATTATTAAGGAATTAAAAACTCTTGGTAAATTTGATTTGGTGGATGGGGAACTTTATAGCCACGATTTAGGATTCCAAACTATTCAAGGATATGTTCTTTCTCACAAAAATATCAATGAAAATGAAAAAAAGAAAATATTCTATAATATTTTTGTCCTTCTTGATAAAAATACAACTACTCAAAAAATGATTGAAAAAATCAATTCACTTGACAAGAAGAATTCCTTCAATTATCTTAAATTCGTACAGTATGAAATCATTGATAATGATTTTGAAAAAATCAAAGAACTTGATAAGAAATATGTAGAAGAAAAATTTGAAGGTGTAATGTTGCGCTCTATGGATACTGTTTATGATTTTAAGAGAAGCGATGCCTTATTGAAATACAAATCATTCAAAGAAGAATCGCTAAAAATTATTAATATTGTTGAAGGAGTAGGAAAATATAAAGGAAAACTCGGAGCCTTTGTTTGTGAAGGTAAAGTTGAAAAACACAATATCAAAACTGAAGTTGGAAGCGGATTCTCTGACGAACAACGAGAAGAGTTTTGGAACGATAGGAAATCGTTAATTGGTAAATTAATTTCTGTGAAATATCAAAATTTATCAGACGATAACTCTTCTTTAAGATTTCCAATCTTTCTTGGTTTTCAATTAGACCGCCAATGAAAATAAGGACAGATGAAAAATAAATTAGCACCCTGCCCCAAATGCGGAGGCGAGGTTAGTATCGAAATCGAAGATGCCGACTATCCCTGCTACGAATATGTCGTGTGTAAAAAATGCGGGTTCCAAAAAATGTATCATTTTGGTAACGGCATGTTTCGGTGGAACAAGGAATTTGAGGATAAATAAATGCTTATCGTTAAAGTGTTCGTGAATGAGGAACAGATTGACGAATTGTACATCCACAATGTTACAGGAGACATCCGCAAGACAATTCACGAATACGAAATCTGCAAGCCCGACTTGAGAAAGGAAACAACCATCAAGCACCGCCGTTCTGATGGGTGGATGCCGTTGGTTCGCAAAGTGTTGGGGTATCTTATCAAGAGGGAGAAGTGAAACCCTTAACCTTTGACGAAAGATTGAAATTGATACGCAAGGTAAACTTGTGGATAAAACTTCATACGGGAATAAAATGGGGACTTCGGAGGCGAGGAAGAGTGGGTTGTCTCTCTTGTCATCATGCACCGCCATGTCTCTATGACCCCACTTGGGGTCAAAAAATGGGATTTGTTTTTAATGGCATTTGCTTCGGATTCCTGTGGCCCAAAGACAATGAATAAACAAATAAAAACTGCCAAGAGAAGGCGCAAGTATTACACGATGAAAAAGAAAAAGGAAGACCGCACCAAACTTTATGACCGCATTCGTTTTCTAAAAACTTTTAACAAGGTTGATGAAAAGGGAAATGTCCTGATTCCTAGCAGATATTATCTCCCTTTTGTCAAAGCAATCAACTGTTATTCCTGCAAATATTTTATTAAAAACACAATGCCAAAAGATTGTGAGCATTACGACCCTATCTATCTTCGTTTAGAGGATGTAGAAAAAGACAATTCTAAAAAAATCAACCCTATTTGGGAACTCAGATGGTTTTGTAAAGGTCACGAGTTCAGGAAACGCTTGGTTCGTAGAAAATACAGACCCTTTGAAACGCCCTTGACAAGTCCCAAAAGGTGTGATATAATCAAACCATGAACGAAAAACTATTTGCTGAACAGGGAAAAGTGCTTGAGTACCGTGTGGGTTCGCACCTGTACGGAACCAATACTCCGACCTCTGACGAAGATTACAGCGGCGTGTTTGTCGCTCCTGAAGAGTACTACCTTGGGCTTAACAGCGTGGAAGAGGTTGACCTCTCCGTTGTTTCCAAGCGTGAGGACGGCAAGAACAATCCCGATGCTGTTGACCGCAAACTCTACGAGTTCCGCAAGTTCGTGAGGCTCTCTCTAGAGAATAATCCGAATGTCGTGGAGCAGTTGTTCGTAAACGAGCCGAACCTGTTGTTCGCTAACGATTTCGGGCGGGAACTGCTCTCACACCGTCATATGTTCCTGCACCGTGGATTGAAGCACAAGTTTCTCGGCTACGGATTCTCGCAGAAGCACAAGATGATAATTAGGACGGACAAGTTCTACGAACTCAAGAACGCTTTGGATTGGATGAAGGAATTTAACAAGCCCGAACTCTACATGGTGGAGTTAAAGGACAAGCAACTGCCGTTCATGATGTTCAAGCAGAAGCATGTTACGATAGGAGACCTTGACTTCGAACTCACCCGTCAAATGCGGTGGGTGCAGAAGAAGGTTGAAGAGAGGCTCTCCAAAGTCGGCAACCGCAAGGAACTTTACCTGAGCAAGGGTTACGATACCAAGTTCGCTTCGCACTTCCTTCGCTTGCTGATGGAAGGAATGGAACTGCTTGAGACGGGAGACCTTCAGTTCCCGCTTCGGGACAGGGAACTCGTTCTTGAAGTTAAGGAAGGCAAGTGGAATCTGAACGAAGTTCTTAAACTTGGAGACGAAGTCGAGAAATGGGTTGAAAAACTCAGCGAGAAAAGTCCGCTTCCGTCTCGGCCCCGATTTGATGAGGTCAATCGTCTTGTCGTGGGAATGCTCAAAAGGCATTTTCATTACGAAGTGTGATATAATAGAAGGAGAGGAAAAATGCACGAAACAAAAAAGAAAGCCCCAAAGGGTAAATATCGGGTAATCGGCGTGGATATGTTTAGTCACGAAGATTATTTGGTAGGAGATTATGCAACCCGACTGAAAGCCATTCATGTCGTTGACGAGAAAAAAAAGAAAGCACAAAGTCAAGGGAGTCTGCCCGACAGGTATTACGCGTACAACGACAAAGGCGAGTGGATTGGATAATGGATAAATTCAAGAAAGTCAAAACGGCAAAAAGAACAAGAGTTAAATTTGCCCGTCTGCAAGTTACGAATACTTATGTCGGATATCAATGCCCCCATTGCGGGGTGTTATATTGCAACGGTGGCCCAAAGTTAAATGTCACCCGATTTCGTTGTGAAAGGTGTGATAATGAAATTATTGTAGACGGTCAGGATGAGTTATCTTACGATGATTTAATGGACGGGAACTTTCACAAAGTAATCCCACAACAGGCACAAATGTGGAAAGTTGTTAAAGGAGAATAAAAAATGATTAACAGCGAAATTTATTATCCAAATGATGCACTACATCGGGTGGAACAAATGCCTGATGGAATAAACCGACATGATGTTTTAATGGGGCGGCTGTTAATCAAAAATGCGAGGAAAAAAATGAGGCAAATTGAAATTAAAAAATCTGATAGTCTTGGATACGATGAATGGTGGGTTGAATCTTGGGCTTGCCCAAACCCTAAGTGTGATTACGGCAGTATTCTTCCCGATGATAAGTACTGTGGTGGATGCGGAAAAAAAATAAAATGGATTGAAGATAAAGAGGAGAAGAAAAATGAAAACCGTTAAGAAGGGTAAAGAAATTCGGCGTGTGCGTGAGAAGATGGCTAGCAAGATGGTGTTCGCTGAAGGATGGGCTTACTGTCCCAAGTCGGAGTATAAGGACAAGGTTGTCCCCGTTAGTGTTGAACCTGAAGAGGAAAAGGAGAAGAAATAAAATGCAAGAATCTAAATCCGACCCTTGGTTTCCTGTAGAGGGACACTCAGGAGTTAAACCTGTAATGGACGAGGAAACTGCCCTCTCCAAAATGACCCCTGCTCAAAAGGAGCAGTTGGAAAAACTGAAAAAGGCTTACGAAGATAAGATTGCCAATCTTCGTAGAAACGCCAACCTAAAATTGATGGCGCAGGAAAAAGCCGCCGCCAAGCGCAAAAAGGCCGAAAAGGTTGCCAAGAAACAGAGGAAGATTAACAGGAGAAAGAAATGATAGATTTTGGATACAGTAATTATTTAACCAAACGGAAACAGGGTGAGTGTTGGCAACTTTCAACACCTTATTTTTATTTTTTCCGTTTCCCAAAAAGTTGTTTCTTTCTTGGACTGTCTTTCTTTTTCTTTGAGGCATATATAAAAATTAATAAAAAGGAGAAAGGGGAATGATGACTCTAAATGATATTGAAACTAAGCAGTCCGAACTGCTGAAGAAAGTAGAAGCCCTCTTTGCAAACAAAAACAGGACGCAGAGGGAAATGGACGAACTGCACGATGAAATTCGTAAGTTCGAGAAGGAGAAGGCTTCAATTGTTTACAAAACCCTGATGGATGAAACCATCGATTCCAATATTAAATAAGGAGAAAGATGTCCGACAAGAAAGACAAACTGAAGGAAATTGAAGAGGCTCGGCGCAAGGCTTGGAAAGCGTTTCAAAAACTCAACTTCGACAAACTGACAAACGCACAGAGAGTGGAACAAATTCAGGAACTCTACGGCGTAATGTCGCTCTCTGAACCTGTTGACGAAACTGAAGTCCCGTTTGACTTTTGGACGGAATACGAGAACACGGAAGAAATCAAGGATATCAAGAAATTTAAGGACTATGTCGCCAACACCCTTAAAAATCTTCCTACCAATCCTACGAAGGAATCGTGGCTTGACAGGGAACGGGGAATCATCTCCAACATGAAGAGGGAATGGAAAGCCAAGGTCGAGCCGTTCAAGGACGAGCGCAAGTTGAAAAAGTTGATGGAAGAGAAGATTAACGAACTGCTCCAAGGCGGCAAGAACAATTTCTCTGTCAACTACAACAAGACGATAAAAAAGATGGTTGAAAATATTGAGGAGACCCTTTATCAACCCACTCGCAAGGAGATTGAGAAGATTGAAACGGAGATTAAAAAGAGGACAGCATGAAAAAAATTAATAAGCAATGGGGTATTATTGGTTTTTATTTGAGTTTTATTTTGATAGGAACGGCTATGCAATATAGTTGGACTATGAATGGTTGGAATCTTCTGCTTGTCTTGTTTCCCGCCTTTCTCGGAACATTCATCATAACAACAGGAAAATAATAATGGAAATTGCAACCCTGTATAACCTAGACGATATTTTTTATAGGGTCAAAAATAATCAAACGGCTTTTTGGGTAGTACACAATATTCTAATTTCAGGCGCAGGGCAAAAAATTATTTACGAAGTCATAAATCCTGAGAAACAAACAACCGACACCATAGAAGAAAAAAAATTACAAGAAATGGTGAATAGAGGGGAATTATACAGGAGCATTGAGGGGGTTCGAGAGGCACTAAACAAGTCTGTAGAAAAAACGATTGAAGGTTTGGAAAACGCTAAGAAAAAGTTTTTAAAGGCAAAACTAAAGCGAACCCTTCATGGCAAACCACGCAAGGTAAATGAATCCGCAGATTCTATACAGAAAAAAATATCTCCCCCTGAAGAGGACGCTATTGACCCTGACCCCAATCCTATCCTTTTGAATAGAAAATGGACAAAAAAACTAATAAATGAATTTTACAAACGAGAAAAAGAGGAAGAGGATTTTCCTAATTTCTGATAAATAAAGATGATGGAAGAAGAAGTTAATTACGGTTGGATTTATTTGTTTACGGTCAGTAACAGGGGATATGTTGGTCAGGCTGTGAACTTAAAACAAAGGTTTAGAGTACATTTTAGACTTAAAAAACCCAATCCCTATTTTCACAACTCTTTACGAAAACACTTTTCTAACCCCGAAAGTTCCTTCAAAATTTTAGAGTGTTGGAAAAGAAACGGCAGGACTTTAGAAGAATTTAAAAATTTATTGGATACTAGGGAAATTTTTTGGATTAATGATTTAAACACCTTCGACCTTAAACAGAAGAATGGCTGGAATTTAACAAAGGGCGGGGGTGGAAGTTTAGGATACATACCAACAGAAGAAACTAGAAATTTAATGGGCGAAAAACGGATAAAATATTTACAAGAACATCCTGAAAAAATGAAAGGGGAGTATCACCCGTGGTGGAAAAGGAGACATCTTGAAAAAACCAAAAAATTACAATCAGAAAAACGAATAAAATATTTACAAGAACACCCAAAAGCAAAAGAAAAATTGGAAGGGGAAAATAACCCAAATGCCAAATTAACAAAACAAAATGTAATTGAAATTAGAAAATTAATAAATGAAAACAAACTAACTAGGAAAGAAATTTTTACTCATTTTAATATTTCTAAAAAACAGTTTTACAGAATAAAAAATTATGAAAGTTGGGAAAATTTAAAGTGAAATTTAAGAAAATAAGAATTTTAATAGTAGCCGATTTTGATGATACACTAGCGACTACTGATGCTAAAATCAAAATTCCAAACAAAGGCCTAGCCCTATCAACGCAGGAATTTGCCGATTATCAAATCAAACCCGATGATAAACTCGACCTGTCTGATTTTGAGAAAGGGGGATTGATTAATCCGAAACCTACTAATTTTTTAAAAACTGCCTTCCGCAAAATTGTGGGAGGCGAGTCGGATATTATGATTTTAACCGCAAGGCCCAACACAAAC